ATTCTCAGCAGAAGGATGCCAATACCACTCTTGCCGAACAGAAGAAAATCATGCAGGAGCAGGAAGCTGAAATCAAAAAGGTCACCAAAGCCGTGGACAGTCAGACCGGAGTTCTGCAGAAGAATGCCGGCGGCTGGAAAATGCTGATGACCGGTTTTGCCATCAAGTTTGCGTCTGAAGTTGTTGATGGTTTTAAAAGCATCATTTCCACCGGTCTTGAAGCCTCACGGGTTTACGAGGACATGTCGGCAAGACTGACTCCCCTGGTTGGTGATTTGGAAACTGCTCAGAAAACCTTCTGGAGCCTTAACGGTTTGGAGGATGAGACAGCTACCGCTACTGACAAGCTCGCTAAAGCCTTTGTGGATTTAGGTAACAATGGCCTTACCAACTCAAATGAGCAGCTTAAGACCTATGCCACCATTGCTCATGGTACCGGAAGAGACATTAACACCTTAACTGATGCAGTTATCGCTTTCTCCCAGGGCTCTACCAAAGCACTAAGGCAGTTTGGCATTACCGCCAAGGACAACGGTGACACCATATCTCTCACCTACAAAGGCTCCACCACCGAGATTGAAAAGAACAGCAAAGCTCTTGATGAGTACCTGAATCAGCTTGCCAGAAACAACTTTGACGGAGTGCTGGAAGCCAAGCTCAACACTGTATCTGCCGCCACTGGGAGGCTGGATAATGCCTGGGGTACTTTCTGCACCAGACTCATGCAGTCAAACGGCGGTTTCGGTGAACTCATCATCATGGGTAATGACTTTCTTGCCAATACCCTGAACGGCATTTCCGAGTGGCTTGACGACCCAGCGGTGATTGAGTGGTTCCACAATCTTGCAAAAACGGTACGTGAGACTTTCGAGGGAATACGCACTGCATGGGAAGGTGTGAAGGACTTTTTCAGTGATACCCTTGAGCTTATCGGGGTTGAAATGAAGGACGGTACCGGGAGCTGGAAGCTCTTCTTTTCAAACTTTTTTCAGTTTGCTCAGATTGGTCTTCTTGAGCTTAGTCAGAAAGTCGGAGAACTCTGGGATAACACCATCGGTTATCTCAATGCCATTGGTGAAGGTATCGGAACTTCTCTTTCCGGTGGAACATTCTCCGAGGGCTTTGATTTTGCCCGGGAGCGAACCAAACGAGAAGCAGAGGAAACCGCAAAAATCTATAAGGCCACCATTGAAGGTATCGAAAAGAACATCACCGAGTCTCAGAACCGCATTGCCGCTGAACGGCAGAGAATTGCGGAAAAGTACCAGAACAAGCCTGTGGGTGAAGGCACTCAGTCTGATGAAGGCTTAAGGATTGGTGTGAATAAAGACTCCGGTAAAGGTAAAAGCTCCGGCGGTGCTCTCTCCAAATCTGCCGAGGCTCGTGATACCTGGACGCCTTATTATGAGCAGATTCTTGAACTCGACATGAAGTCAAAGAGCGACCTTGAAAGGCTCGAGCGTGAACACATCAAAAAGCTTCAGGAGCTTAATGCTGTTATTGCAGAGAATGCTCAAATCTCTGAAATCGAGAAGAATAATGCACTCCTCATCATCGAGCAGGACTATCAGACCCAAAGGGCAGAAATCGAGAAAGAGGCACAGGACTTTCTGCGTTCACTTAATCCTGAAGATGAGGAAATCCTGCGTATTCAGGAAGGTTACGGCAGAAAGCTGGAACTCCTGGAGCAGTTCCACAATGACCAGCTTATTTCCGAGGAAGCATATCTGCAAAGCCGCACTCAGCTCATGGATAAATACACCTCCGACAGCACCACGACAAAGCAGCGCAAACAGGCTGATGAACTTAAGAAAATGACAGAGCCTTACGAGAAAATGGCTGATGCCACTCTGGACATCTCCGATGCCTTTGCAAGTCTTACCGACAGCATGGATGAATCCTCCGGTGCCTATCGTGCTCTCTTTGCGGTTCAGAAAAGTTTCGCAGTAGCCAGTGCCACCATGGACGCGGTGAAGGCATGGATTGCAGCTTTGAATGATCCAACAGCGGTTACCTGGCCGCAGAAGCTTGCCAACTATGCCTCTGCCATGGCTACCACCACATCAGCTATTTCCCAGCTTACCTCTGTATCTATGCACGATAAAGGCGGACAGCTCAAAGCTGGTGAATGGGGTATTGTGGGTGAATACGGACCGGAACTCGTGCAGGGACCGATGTCCATCACCTCACGCAAGGAAACTGCGGAGCTTGCCCGCTCTGCTGTTAATGGCTCCTCCGGTTATGGTGGCGGTGTCATCGTCAACCTTTTTGAGAGCACCGAGAAAGCAGGAACCGTTGAAACCCGTGATGATGACGAAACTCGAATCGTAGATATCTTTGTTTCCGATATCCGTCATGGCGGCTCTATGAGTATGGCGATTCAGAACACCTTCAACCTCAACCGTATGGGGAGTTAATCCATGAACTATTATCCTTCCTCTCTGCCACCACCACAGCAGAGAGGCTACAGCTACAAAATAAAACCTAACATCATCAGAACCCAGATGGCAGACGGTCATGTAAGGCAGAGACTGGTTAATACCGGAACACCTCATGAACTTTCGGTCACTTTCATGTTTACCCAGAGTCAATATCAGGAATTCATGGCATGGTACCGTAACGACATCAGCTACGGTCAGGACTGGTTCTATATGCAACTTCTTAACGAGTACGGCGGCACTGAATCTCTCTGCCGCATACAGAAGGGTGAACTTTCAACCTCCCTTAACTGCGTAAACAGCGATGGTCCGTTATGGTCGGTACAGTGCCACCTTGATGTTGAACCGGGGATTGGTGGTGATGAAGTATGGATTGACCCTGAAGGCTGGGATGAACTTTATGTTTTTATCTGGGTGGCTTATTACACCGATTACGAATGGCCGGGGATCAAACTTAAAAAGAATAAACTTGGTTATTACGTTTTTAATCTGAGTCTGCTCCGGGGATTTCCGTATGACGGCTATGTAGAATTCAGCAATGCCAGAGATTTGTTTACCTCCAACATAAGTTTCTACAACTTCGATGACTGGCGTGGCCGCATTATCAAGGTCAAGCCGGATTCTGATGAGGTGGAATACATTTCATGGTTCAGTTAAGGAGGCATTATGCTTTATTCACTTGAAGAAATCTACGCCAGCGGCGGCAGACTGCCGATAGTTACGCTCACCATTGCAAATGACACCATAGGCACCTTGCGTTATGTACTTGGCTATGAGGACATGAGACTATGGGAAGATGATTACACCAGGTCTGCCTTTACTGTCTCCATGCCGGAACGCTCTGACAGCGGCTTTTCCGATTTATCCTTTGGAGTTGACGGAGTAAGCGGTGAAGCCTACGAATACATGAAACGGGTTATTGAAGCGCAGACACCTACCTACATCACCGTTACCCAGTGGCATTACGATTCCCGTGACAAACTCTCGGAACTCACCTTAACCATTACCGGCGGACGCATCACTCGGGAATCGGCAACCTTCACAGCTTCCTTTTGTGACATGCTGAATCTTGAGTTTCCGCGTCTTCGCTATACCGCATCAAATGCACCGGGGCTTAAATATGTGGCTTAACCATTATCTTCTCATCAGACACACACCAAATGGCAGAAAATACCCATTCCTTGACTGCTGGGGACTTGTCATCGAGTTCTACCGCCGGGAGCTCGGCATTAAGCTTGATGACTATACGGATTTCAGCATTAAGGACGGATACGAGAAGGAAAAGCGGCGGGGCGGTTTTATGGAAGTATCCGGGAGCGAGGCAGAAAAGGGCGATGTGATCGCCTTTTTTCGTCACGGGCAGATCTTCCATGTTGCCGTGTACCTCGGCAGAGGTGAAATGCTGCATACCGGACTTAACCGTCATGCCAGAGTTGAAAAGATCAAATCAATGCAGTTTGTAGAAGCAAAATTCTACAAATATGCCAGACATTTAAAGGAGAACCATGAAACTTGAAGTTGTAACCCGTGAAGATTTGAATAGGGTGCTTGAGAAGCTTGAACTGCCTGAATACAGCGGCAGTCTTACCGCATTGCTTAAGAGCCAGATTGCCTCCTATAATCCTACACTTATGCCATATCTGTCGCTTTACGTTAACGGCAGAAAAGTGGATCAGGGGAATTGGCAGGAGCTTTTTGTCAGTTCTGATGATCACCTTAAGTTTGTCATCGAACCCGGCGTAACCGGTACTGCCATTGCTGCCATCATTTCCGTGGTGATTGGTGTGGCGAGTGCCGTGTATGCCATGGTGAGCATGCATAAGCTTGGCAAGAATAAACAGAAAAACACAAAACAGGGAAACTCCATTTACGATGTAAACGTCCAGGGCAATAAGGTAAAGCTGATGGAAATAATCCCGGAGAATTTCGGCTTTTTCAAGAGATTCCCGGATTACCTGGCTGACCGGCATGTGTTTTACCGTAATAATACTCTCTTCTGCGACATGATTTTATGTCAAGGCATCGGACATTACGACTACAAGTCAGATCACTCAGACATCTACATCGGCGAGACTCCGATAAGTGAACTCAAGGGTTGCTCCGCTTATGTCATTGAACCGGGAGTAAAGATTACCGCTGAAAACTCGCCGGAGGACAAATCCTGGTACTGCTGGTATTCCTCCACCGAAGTTACTCAAAGCGGTCATACCTTAAAAAGCGGTCAAGGTAAAATCGATACTTCCTCCATGAACGGTGTGAATCTGGAGTTTAAGGGTAACACCTTCAGCGGCTGCAATTACAGAATTTACAGCATCGGTTACGGTGGCTGTTCAGGTGGCGGTACTGAGACGGTACGCATCAAGCAGAACCTTGATTTGAAATGGGCAAACGGCACTATCTTTGAGTTAAGCGGTGCAGGAAATACACGTCTTGTCAGCACTGAGATTGTTGCAGCAGAAACTGATGCAGCCCTTGGTATTACCACGCTCACACTGAAATGCGCTGATGGATTTAAGCCTGATGAGTTTTTCCGGGCAAGGACTACAGAAATTCAGACCAGCGTTGATGAGGGATCCGGTGAAGAAACTGAGACCGAGGTAATTACCCGTAATGGTGATTATCTGAAGATCACTCTTTCTGCCGTAACTTCCATTACCTACAATACCATTCCATCAGGCTGTAGCGGCGGTAAAACCGTAACCGAGGATGAAGCTAATACCACAGAGGCTCTCTGTGAAATTCTCGAAGTGAGCTCAGATGGAGCAGGTCATGTTACGCTAAAGTTCGACAGTTCAGATTTGACCGTTCCGGAATATCCTAAGGAGATTACTCCGTCTCAGCCGTACACGAAAATAACCGATACGGCAAATCGCCTGGCTGGCTCTGTGTTTCAGCCGATGCCGGCGGATTATCCGTATGACGATAACGGCCTTTATGAAATCCTTGATTACACCAACGGAGTCTACACAGTTAAACGTCTTAACGACAGCTATGGTGAAATATCAGACTGGCATAGCTTTTATTCCACCGGAGTCAATCAAGAGCATGTGCTCTTTACTCTGGTAAGCGGTCAGGCAAGTGATGGCGGTTACGTAGGACCATACAGGGCGTGTCCGTACGGTGCTGAATCAAAAATCTTTGAGCTGGATTTCTCCATGCCGGGAGGTCTTGGCAGGCTTAACGATGACGGTGAGTTCGATAAACTTTCCATCAGCATTCAGATTGAGTACCGCAGAGCAGGTTCCAATGAGCCGTATACCGTAATTGAGAAAACATGGATCAACAACACCAACGACCAGCTTGCCGAAACCATCAGAATTGAACTTGAGACTGCCGGGAATTATGAGTTCAGAGTTCTTAGAACCTCGCAGGAGGACGGCTCTACCCGTGCTCTTGAGGAGATTAAATGGGTAGGACTTAAAAGCGTCACCAGCACCATTGACCGTTATGACAACATGACAGTGCTCATCTGCAGGTTCAAGGGTAACGAAACCTTATCCGAGCTTTCCGAAAATCAGCTTGCCACATACTGGACAAGAAAACTTCCTGCTCTTGGGTATTCAGATAATCTGCCGCTAGTGGCGACAAGGGATATCGCACCGGTGGTTCAGTACATCGTGCGGAATTCCAAATACCGCAATATCCTTGATGTCGATACGCTCATGGACTTTGATGAGCTCTGGCGCTCTCAGGGACTTGAGTGTAACGGCTCCATCGACAGTGACAGCACTTTGCTTGAGTCCTTGCGTGATGTGCTCAACTGCGGCTTTGCTGTTCCGGTGGTTCGGGACAATACCTTATCAGTTAAGAGGCTTTATGCGGGAGTAACTCCAACGCAGATTTTCACCAAAAGCAATATGACCTCAAGTCCGGTAATCACCTATTCGCTGCCAAAGGAGGATGATGTTGATGAGGTGGTGGTAAATTTTACTTCGCCTAAAACCTACAAGACTGAAACGGTGTACTGCCATGTTGATGAGGGCGGGAATAAGCGCATCACCTCCTATCCTGAATCAGATAATCAGGAGCAACTTGAAGCCTGGGGCGTAACAGACTATGACCATGCTGTGGCTCTCGGTATGAGGAGACTTAGATATCTCAGAAACACACGGGTTACCTATGAAATCAAAACCGAGCTTAACGGACTCAACTGTCAGTTCAACGACCTTGTTGGACTTATGCTTGATGAGAACCTCTCAAACATCACCGGCAGGATAACCGGAATAAACGGTCAGACCGTTACCACGGACATAGAGCTACCGGAAGATATCTGGGAAGGCATCGTGTATATCTCAAGAAAGGATGGCTCCTACGGTGAATATACCTTTTACCGTAATGACAGCCATACACTTTATCTTGATACCTACCCAGATATTGATTGGGACAGCGAATTCGGCAAGTCTCTCGAATATCCGCTATTTGCCATCGGTGAACTGCAGCTCTGCTGGGTTACTGCAGTTAAGCCGGAAAGCGGCAACCGCTGTTCACTTAAGCTCATCAATTACTCAGAGGACATTTTCAAAGACGACATAAAGGAGAATAACCAATGAAGGCATTTGTAGTTCTGGATGAGGGGTACATCAATCAGGCGGTGGTATCCCTCAGCTCATTTTTCAAATACAACCGCATAGAGCTCATCATTTACGCTGAGAAAGGTACTGACCTTGAGAGAGTTCTTGCCGTAGTCCCGGAAGAACTGGTGGAGGTACGCTATGTATCTTTTCCGCAGCATGAGCTTTTTGCCACCGTGGGCGGTAACCGACTCATGGTTCACCGCAGTGCCGTTCCGGCCATTGCTCAAAGAATCAGAGCTCTTGAGGAAGTTTCTGCTGAAACCGACTGTGTCCTGAACTTTGATTTGGACACTCTGTTTCTTGGCTCTGTGGTTCCTCTGCTTGAGGAGATTACGGCAGAGCATCAGACAGGCGTATTCGGTGTCAGTGAACGTGAGAATCGCGACAGATGGATGAAGCAGATGAATCTCAAAGAGGTAGTTAACACTCCGCTGTATTTCAACACCGGACTTATGTGCTACAAGGCAGACTGCAAAGGACTGTATCAGAAATTTATCACTGAATTGGAAAAGCATGGTGACTTCATGTACTGCCCGGAGCAGGACTTCGTGAATCTGCATTTCAAAAAGAAATATCCCCTTGCCAATGAGTTCAATGCTATCTGGTTTAATCCGGGATACAAGGAAATGGCACCTCTGATGGTGCATTATCTTTCCTTTGAGAAACCTTGGAATAAGTTCATCTATCTTGATTTCCGTGCCTATGCCTGGTGGAAAAAATACCTCTCCGCCTGCGAACGGGTGGAAGGATATCTCGACAGAGACTTTATCGGACGGGTGCGAAGTAACGTAAACAGAGTGAAATGACGGGCGGCTTAACAGTCGCCTTTTTTATTGGGAGAAACAAAATGAGAGAGCTTTGGAATATGCTCCAGGCAGTGTTTACCGGAATTGGCGGATGGCTGGGTTACTTTCTCGGTGGATGTGACGGTCTGCTGTATGCCCTGATTGCCTTTACGGTTATCGACTACATCAGCGGTGTTATGTGCGGGATAGTCGATAACAGGCTATCCAGCTCCATCGGCTTTAAAGGTATCTGCAGAAAGGTAATCGTCTTCATGCTGGTAGGCGTTGCCACCATTCTGGACACGAGAATCTTTCAGACAGGGAGTGTTCTGCGTACAGCGGTAATTTTCTTTTACCTTTCAAACGAAGGCATCAGCTTACTCGAGAACGCTGCACATCTCGGTCTGCCGATACCGACTGTGGTCAGGAAAGCTTTAAACCAGTTACACGATAAATCAGAAAATAAGGAGAGCAAAAATGAGCAACAGTAAACTTGTAAGCTACACCGGATTGAGTCCGAACCATTCCGGTAAAAGGACTCACGCCATTGACCGCATTACACCTCATGCAGTTGTCGGTCAGCTAAGCGTGGAACGCATCTGCGACTGCTTCAAGGATGGCAGCAGACAGGCAAGCTGCAACTATTGCATAGGTGCTGACGGTAGAATTGGACTTTGCGTTGATGAGCAGAACCGCTCGTGGTGTTCATCATCAAGAGACAACGACCAGCGTGCTGTCACCATTGAATGCGCATCAGATCTGACTGAGCCTTATGCCATGAAAACGGAGGTGTATTCAGCACTGGTTGAACTCTGTGCTGACATCTGCAGAAGGAACGGTAAGCGTAAACTTGTATGGATTGCAGATCGGGATAAAGCTCTGGCATACGCGGTCAAAAGTGACGAAATGTTCCTGACCGTTCACCGCTGGTTCGCAAGGAAATCCTGTCCGGGAAACTGGCTATTTGAAAAAATGGGCAGTTTGGTGGACGAGGTTAATAATCAAATCTCCTTATCGGGCTGACAGGGAGATTGGGAACCTGCTATTCGTCATCGCGGGGTTTCGGGTATCGATAGGATGTTGCACCATTGAACATACGATACATAAAGAAAACCCCGGAAGTATCCCAGTTGCCGATAGGCTGATTGAAGGATTTTGCATCTTCAAACATTTGGCTCATATTAGTAACATTTGAAGTATTCCAACCGCCAATTGGTTGATTGAATGATTTCGCACTTGCGAACATACCCGTCATATTGGTAACTTTAGATGTATTCCAGCTGCCGATTGGCTGATTGAAGGATGTTGCTCCCTTGAACATATAACTCATATCAGTAACATTGGATGTATTCCAGTTGCCGATTGGCTGATTGAAGGATGTTGCAGCAAAGAACATAAATTGCATATCAGTAACCCTGGAGGTATCCTTCAAATTGACGAATTCCAAGTTTTTAAAGTCGACAAAAGCACAAGCGAGAGAACTGCTCTTATCTGTCAGTTTTATTTCGAATTCGATGCGTTTGATTGGCTGGGTCTTATTCGCTCTCCAAAACGGATTGATTCGATTTCGTTCATTATCCCAATCGTTATATTCTTCGTTTTTTCCTGGACACCTGGTAAACTCGTAATTGATGGTCAGAGACTCGAGATTGTTCGCCAGAATTTTATCTATGAGTTCGCTAGTAATATCTGCGGAGGAATTTAGTACTGGATTCATCTCACGATAATGATAATTTTCATACCATTTAACAGCTCCAAAAATTCCTGCCGCGAGCAGTGCTATCACAGCTACGATTGCGACAAGTCTTTTGTTTGAACTGCCGGCTCTGATGATTTTTGCGCCACAATGATTGCAGTAAACTGAACCGTCAGTTATTTCCTTACCACATTTGCTACAGTACATTTTTGATTCTCCACCTTATAAATTATTTTTATCCCATCATTACAAGAATATTTGATTGCATAATTCCGCCTATACCGGTGGTTTGTCAAGAAATCATGTCCGGAAAACCGGCTAATGGGACGATTAGGCAATTTGGCAGATAGAAGTCTGCCCATAGTTTTTATAATATTTCTAAGCACTTATTATTACTGCTATGTTCAATAAAAAAGGATTTAAGAACATTTTCGTAAATCCTTTTACCAAAATAATTATTTACACATACCAGGATCTATATCAAAAGAGAAAACTAACTTATCACCTTTACTATTCTTTGTATTAGTATTATTTTCTGAATTTTCTTCTTTTGGAGTCTCTTTGCCTTCACTGTTAATAATTTTTGTGTTTTTTTCATTATCTGATGCATAAAATTCATAGGTATACCCATAAGAATGAGCAAGAATTTCTTTTTCAATTGGATTTAATTTTAAAACATCGCAAAATTGTTCAGGAGTAAGATTTTTAAATTTTTTAAAATTAAATTCAGAATTTTCATCCCATATGTCAGAATCATCTGATATTTTTAACTTTATGATCAGTCTATCCTTAGTATAAACATTAGCAATAGTGGTCTCTAATAAAGAAATATCATTGTAATTATATAATGCAGAATTAATGTTATATATAACGTCAGTTAACAATCTCATTCCTTCAGGTGTGTAATGACCAGTTTCATCAAGGTGATAAGCTACATCAACATCTCTTTTAATACAAGTTACACCCCCATTGTTGTAAACAATGGATAGATTAAAATCACAAAAAGTTGCTGCTGCAAATATTGGTAGTTGATCATTCTCCCAACGATTTGGAGTAAATGTAATTAAATCACCTGCTGAACAATTATTACTAATTTCAGAAGTCTGACATCTTTTGTAAGTTGGAATAGTTCGTTTGTTAGCATCAACCTTAAAATTTGATGGAATAACTTTTGTT